AGATCTTTGCAGATAATACCCAAGGTTTTAGGTGGTTAGCGTTATAGTTTGTAAATCCACCAATAATTAAGTTTTTTGACGCCATGGATATTTCCCATCATATTTTTTCAACATTACTTCATTTCCATTGATAAAGAAATCTGGTGTCACAGAACCTTTACCACCATCAGTACGATAATGTACTGTATATTCATTTGTACAATCCCATTTAGGGAAATGTTGTGTAACAGCTTGTAAGAACACTCTATCTTGTCCCCAGCCTCCATGCCACGCAGAGGCCAATTTTACAGCAATTTCTGTTTTAAGGCAATAGCTATTAGTATCTATATGATGAATTCCATGATATGTTTGCCATTTACCTAATGATTCACAATCATCAAAACAAACAAACTTACCACTTTTGTCGTGTACTTGTCGCAACGCATAGCACCAATCAAGATTTCGTTTTTGTATTGTTTCAATACATTTAGCAACGTGGCTCTGATACAACCAATTGTCTTGGTCGAGCCACATAACATAGTCTGTATCGATTAAATGTGTGAAAGCTGCATAGACACGGTGACCATAAAATCCTTTGGCACCGACATTGATTGGAAGATTACAGAGTTTTAATCTATGGTAATTTGGATGTTTTTCAACCCATCTTAGCATATTCCTTACAGTATAAGTAAAATCAGGACCATCACATACAACATAACACTTGGTGTCATATGTTTGGTCTAATACAGATTTAATAGCTTCAATAACTTCTGGCGAACCAGTAGTTGGTATAATCACTGTTGCACTCATAATTTAACCTCTAGTCAGTTTTAATATTTTCTCTATTTGTTTTTCTATTGCTGGTTTACGATTTGGCCAATATATGTATTCTTTATCTCCAGTCGAATGTAGTTTGGTGAGAAAAGGAACAATCATTTTCTCCACTTCTTTCAATCGAACTTTATAATCTTCTGCGGTCTCGGCCGTTTTATTGATAACAGAATTGTATTCTTCTTCCGATACGGCAGAAAAACCAAAGTCATCTTCCATATCAAATTCTTGTGCAAGTTTATCGAAATCTATTAATGGCATAGTTTATTTGTTAATTTTAATTGTATTTTTTCTTTTTTCAACAACTTTTGGCCATATAGATGCTCTAGCATTTTTTACTGGAGCTCCTCTGTCACTTCTATATTGTGCAGAAAAAGTTGGCTCATAATCTCCTGTCATTTTTTCACCGTTGGAGTGTACCTGGTTGGCCGTAAGTATGTAATAATTTCCTCTTTTTACTAATTTAACTGTTCCCTGTAATACCAACTGTATATTATGTTCACTAAAATTTCTAGAATTTGGTTTAAATTCATCACCATAAACCGCCTTATTTTTTAAGGTCGTATCTTTTATGTCTTTTACAACATTAGTAGCTCTAGGAAGCCCTTCTTTAAAATTTTCTTCTAAATCTTTAATAAATTCTTTTGTTTCGTTATGTGTATGGGTGTTTGGCACAATCTTCGATATACCTCCCCATTGTTGAAAATCTGATGCACGATTACCGTCTTTATGTGACACCCAAAGAATTGGTTTTCCTTCTTGATCTAAAAAATGAAAATCAGATTTTGGAGTGCCTCCGGTTTTAACAACTTCAAAAACTTCATATATTTGATTTTTTACTTTTATTGGTACAGTTGGTTCTCCGGTTTTTTTACGGATTTCACTCATTTGTTTACGAATAGAAATAATTTCTTTTTCTTCAATGTGTGTGGTACTAATTTCTTTACCACCAAATTCATTTGTTTTTTTCAAATTTTTTAATTTTATTTGAGTGCCTATTGTGGTCCAAAAAGTTATTTCATTTAAACCTTGTTTATGAACAATTTTATCATATGTTTTTTTGTCATATATGAGTTTAACTTTTTTACCATTCATTAATTCAAATTCACCATTATCTTTATATTTTTTTGCAAATATCATAAGCCTTTCTTCTCTTCCTGGCTTAGTTAATTCTCTTGCAGATAATGCTACGGCCATATTTTTTTACCTAATAATTTGAATGTCTTTTCCTGAAGTCCATACTTCAAGTTCTGTTCGTAATCTACCCTCATCTTTAAGGGTTTCATATCTATTTATAGCTTTACTCCGCCACCATTCAATCACATTTGATAATTCATGTTTCTCATAATTTTCACCAGGTAAAAGTTTATCTGTTTTACAGTTCATGTAATCTACTGTATTCTTAAATCCATAATCAGAAATGTAATATCGTTTCTTTTCTGTCAACTTTTTGGCGTTGTCAATCGTTATATTGAAAGCATCACCTTCGGTTGTTCCTTTTAAAGCGGCTTTTGTTAAAGCAATAATCTTAGTAAATGTTCTCAGCTTTCTACTAGTGGTTGACGTATCACCACCCAACAAATCTCCAGTAATATTTTCCACATAGTTTTTCAAATCATGGTATCTTTGGCCGTGCATCATTGGTACGATATCAGAGTCGGTCAAACCTTTAAAACGAATATATGGTTTCATGCCATCATATTGTGATACGTTCTTTGTTGTGCCATACAAACTGGTGGTTTCAAATAGGCAAAGATTCATACCATATTTCTTATTACATATTTCTCTAACGGTGTGACTGGTACAAATAGCAGATAGTAGTTTACCACCAAGATAGTTAAATCCAAATGGTTGAGATGGTACAATTACGAAACCCATGGCACAAGAAGCATTGAATCGTTTGGCAGTATCTTCCTGTTGAATCCAAACTTGTCCTAGGTAGTCATTACGAGGTTTCATATAGATGACTGGTGAGCCTAAACGAATGAATCCTAGAATCTTTCCTGAGTTCTTTTCCATAACTGCCAATTGTATATTCTTACCAACTGGAGATTTATTAATGTGTGAACTGGTAATGGCAAGTAATGATTCCCAAGTTTCATTTGGTATTTCACAAACTTCAATACCCATATCTTTTGGATGCATAGAGAAATCAGAGAACAAATCATCTTCAATTGGAAATAAAGAAGATGGCATATCAGCCACATTCTTTAACTTCTCATCACGCATGTATTCTTCGGTGCTTCCAATTGTACTAAAGTAATCATCAAACACTTTGGCACAATGAAGTGCTTGGTCTCTAGTTAATATCATATTTTAAAATTTTCAAATTTCTTTTTAGGCTGTTGTTCACGGGTACCAAATGTGTTCAAAGGTTTATCGTGACCAGCATCAGCCAATCCATGTTGTGCAGCCTGTTCGACATCATAGAGTTTCATTTTGGCTCTATCGACACCAAGTGTAAATCGTTTGTACAATGTAGGATCATTATATCGATTCTTCAATTGTTTTACCATAATCTGGCCAAGTTCTTCTAGTTCTTCAGAAGAAATAAGAGCAAACATCAAATCTGCGGTGGCGGGAAGTCCGAACGATTCGCTCGTATCCTCAAGACCCGGATCACTGGAAGTAAATCCCGAACGGGTAGTTTGTGTAGCAGATACAATAGGAACATTATACTCAACAGCAAGGCCACGTAGTTCTTCTGCAATTGCTTTAACGTAGGTGTAGGAATTAATATTCGCACCAGCCTTAATACGAGCAGAACAACAAATATTGAGATAGTCAACGAATATAATATCAGGTACAAAAGACCTCTTGAGATTAAGTTCATTTAATAGTGTCCTAAAGTGAATAGTTGATGCTGAGGCAGTTGGATATTCTTTGATAATAAGTTTGCCAGTTGTTTTCTCACGGACTCTGGTAACCTTTTTATCATATATGTCCTTTGGTAACTCCATCAAATCATCAATTGTTACATTCAATAAATTGGCATCAATTCGTTCTGCAATCTTTTCTTCACTCATTTCCAAAGTGATGTAAAGTACATTTTTACCCTGAACCATGCACGAAGCAGCCACATGACACATAAAAAGAGATTTACCAACACCAGTCCCCGCCAAAGCAATATTAAGTGTTTTAGCTGGAAGACCACCTTTGGTGATTTTGTTGAAGTAGTCGAGGTCAAAGGGGATTCTTTCTTCTTTTCTGTGATAGAATTCATATCGAGCATCTGAGTCCTGTAAATAATCATGTCCTACGGAGTTGTCAAACGAAACGGCCAAGGCGTCTGATAATATCTTGGGAATCTGACCTTTGTCGTGATTTTTATCCTTACCATCGAGAATTGAAATAGACCCCAATACTGCATTGTAGATGGCTTTTTCTTGGCAGAACTTTTCGGTCTTGTCAACAAGCCATTGAACCTCGGTTTCTGCCGACTTATTTTTCTCAATCTCCGATAGATAATCTTCGCATCTCTGAACTTCATCAGCTGAAAGATTTCTCTTTTCTTTGATGGCAATACTAAGTGCTTCAATCGTTGGCGTGTTATTGTAAGCCTCTGTGAATGATGTAATCTCATTGAATAATGTTTTTTCTACGCTATCACTAAAATATTCTAATCTGATAAATGGTAATACTTTTCTTAGATATTCCTCGTTATAGATGAGGTTCTTCAGTATTGCTGTTTCCAGTTTCATCAATTACTTCCTGTTCAATATTACTACTCATTAGTTCTACAAGCAAATCACCAATGTAATTTTTAAACTTGTCATCTTTTTCCAATTTTCTTGGCTTATCAACTGGTGATTCTAACACATCATACGCAAAAAGTAAATAGACCAAATCATTCTTTTCCTCAAACTTAACTTTACCATACTTGAATATGGTATCTTTATATGGTCCCTCTAAGAACTTGATATGCACAGCTGTGCCATCATTTTTAGGATAGATAAAACAATAGTCCAGTCCTTCAATCATCTTTCACCTCATCGAATCTTTTTTCTTGTATGGTCTTTTCTTTCCATACTTTTCTAGGATTACCACACATCACACATTCTGGATTACCACAATCCATTGCATGATGTTTGGCAAATTTGTGTGGTTCATCTATTGGTATACCGTGTGTTTTTGCAATCTTGGTTTGTTTCTTAATTTGATTTTGAGTTTTTTGAATACGCTTTGAATGTTTAATTTTAGCATCTTCATTACTCACC